CAAGGCGCACTCTGCGCCAACTCAGCGGCGCGAGCCGATTGATGACGATGACGCCATCAGTGCGGTGCTTACAGATCTCCGATTGGGGAAACACCTGCAAGCATAGCTAGAGCCGCGCGGCCGGAGGGCCGCCAATGGCTGCTTCTGATCTCAGTTCTATTGCTTATATCGTTAAGAAACTCTACTCCAACAAGGCTCCTCAGAATCTCGCGTCGCGCGACCGTGTGTTCCTCTCGATGGTTCCAAAGTCGGGCGGGTTCACTGGTAGCAACCTGACCGTTGCCCTTCAGTACGGCAACGCGATGGGCGTCAGCGGCTCGCTCGTCCAGGCGCAGAACATCGCGTCGAGCACCAAGGGCGTCGCGTTCACCCTGACCCGCGCGAAGAAGTACGGCATCTGCACCGTCGATGCTGAGACCATCCAGGCGACGAAGGATGACGAGGGCGCGTTCGTCCGCGCGCTCAAGAACGAAATCGATTCGATGATCGATGAGATGGGGCACCGCCTTGCCGCGGAGCTCTATCTCGATGGGTTCGGGGCACTGGGGCAGCGCTCCTCGGCCTCGACCAACGTCATCACGCTGACCAGCGCTGGCGACGTGAAGAACTTCTCGGTGGGTATGACGGTCACTGCGTCGCCCAACAGCAACGGTAGCTCGCCGCGCACCGGCGGGACCACGGTTGCCGCGGTCGATGAGGACACCGGGACGGTCACCCTGACCTCGGCGGCTGCTATCACGTCCTTCGCGGACAGTGATTACCTGTTCGCTGCGGCCGGTGCTGTCGCGGGTACCTATACGCCGGATAACTCCTGCGTCTCGGGCCTGGGCGGCTGGCTCCCGATGACCGCGCCGACGGTCGGCGGCGGCGATTCCTGGTTCGGTGTGGACCGTGCGGCCGATGTTGGCCGACTGGCCGGTTGGCGTGTCAACGCGACCAACAACACCATCGAGGAGAACCTGCTCACCCTGGGGACGAAGATTGTCCGCGCGGGTGGCAAGCCGGATGCGATTCTCATGTCCCCGGCGAACTGGGCCAACCTGGTCAAGTCGATGGGCACGAAGGTGCTCCGCGACCAGGGCGGGACTGCGACCGCTGGCTTCGAGTACGTGAACTTTGCGCTGCCCTCGGGCATCTGCAAGGTCTACGCGGACCCGGAGTGCCCCGCGAACCGCGGTTATGCGCTCGAGATGAAGTCGTGGATGCTCCGCTACCTGGGCCCTGGCATCCCCCACGTGGTCATGGACGACGGTCTGAGCTCGCTGCGTCAGTCGGCCTCCGACGGCGTGGAGATCCGCGGCCGTTACTGGGGCCAGCTGTACTGCGTTGCCCCGGGCCACAACGGCGTCATCGCGATCTAACTAGCCTGGCTTGACCTGAGAGGGGCGGCTCCGTTGGGGCTGCCCCTCTTGGGTCCTTTCTTTTTTGAGGTATTCATGTCAGCTAATAAGGACTTTCCGGGAAAGGTCCAGAGCCCGCAGCGCGATGTTGCGCGGTTCGGCGGATTCTTTCTTTGCAACGGGTCTAGCACCCCGACCGCGGCCCAGCAGCAGGGCGGGGCCATGGCCACGGTCGCGCGTACTGGTACCGCGAAGTACACGGTAACCCTCTCGGGTATCACCTTCCCGGTCACCCTGGGCTTTGGTGCCACGTTTACGGCGAATGCCGCGAGCGGCATCTGTGCCGAGGTCCAGTCGGTTGTGCAGTCGAGCGGCTCCACCGTAATGACTATCAACCTGGTGACCATGTCCACCGGCGCACAGGCAGCCGATCAGGGCCCCGCAACCAATGTGGGCATCTCGTGGTGGATGGACTTCTCTAACTCCGCGGTCACTCCGTAAGGTGGCGACCCCGGGGAAGGTGCCTGCGCTGGCCATCATGATTGGTCGCGCCGGCAAGCCTGGCATGGCTCCCAGCAAGGAGCCAGAGGGCGACGAGGGCACGCAGGACTACTCCGATGTTGGGGCGGCCCTGCTCTCCGCGATTCACAGCGGGGATCCCTCGGCAGTTGGCCAGGCTCTGAAGTCCGCTGTCTCTGTCTGTTCTGGGGAGTAGTCAATGGCCCGGTCATTTACGCTGCTACAGCTCCGCACGAAGGTCCGCGAACGCGCGGACATCGTGGCGAGCCAGTACATCACCGACACGGAGCTCAGCGGGTACATCTCCGCGAGCTACACGCGGCTCTACGACATCATCGTAAAGTCCGGGCTGCACTACTACGACAAGACCCAGACCATCACCACCACGGGCGGCGGCACCACGGATTACACGCTGCCCTCGGATTTCTACGGGACGGTCGGGGTCGATTACCAGCTGGATTCGCAGCGCTGGGTTGAAGTCCCGGAGCTGATGGTCCACAACCGCAATGCCTTCCTCTCGAGTGGCTCCCGCGCGCTGGCATACCGCGTGGTCGCAGGAAACATCTCCCTCTATCCGGCTCCTCCCAGCGGACAGACCTACCGCCATATCTACATCCCGTATGCCACCAATCTTTCTGCCGACGGTGACACCGTGGACGGCGTTGACGGATGGGAAGAGTACATCGTCATCGACGCGGCCATCAAGTGCCTGACGAAAGAAGAGTCAGACACGAGTCACCTCGAGCGTGAACGCGCCCTCCTCCGCGACGACATTGAGCAGGCTGCTCAGAATCGCGCATGGGCCAACCCCCGCGTCGTTACCGACGTTGGCGGGTCATGGGACGACCGGGAAATCACCGGAGACCCCGCGAACTGGAGAGTTCGCTAATGCCCCTAGTTCAGCGGGTGCCCACGGGCCACGAACATACCGATCGGGCCCTGGATTTTATCCGCAAGGCCATCGAGGACTTGGCAGACCAAATGGCAACCACTACCTCACTCGCGGCCAAGGTTGATCCTACGAACCTGGCCGAGCGCGTGTCCATTAGGCCCATCGAGCATATTTACAGCGGGCGCGTGCTCGGGCATTACAGGTGGTCGAGCTTCGCTGCCCCTCAGGCATGGGCTGGCGGCGCCTACCTCGGAGGCTTTCGATATACCGATGCGTCCTCGCTTGCCGTTCTCCTTCGCGTATTTGTGAATGTCACAGTGGCCACGGCCATTACTGCCCAGCGCGTGGACCCGATTAACCTGGTTCAGGCTCGCTCTTATACGGCCGCCGAAACTACAAACGCGAACACAACCACCATTACGGGCGCCAACCAGCGAGCAAGAACCGCCAGCATGGGGACTTCCAATGCGGTCCTACAGATGGCCACTGCCGCTGCTGGGATGACCGGGGGGACGAGGACGCTCGACGCTAACGGGGCCAGCATAGCTCCGCTCAGCGGGCTCACGGCACTTGGATCGGCCACTCCCAATATCGATTTGTACAAATGGGATAAGTCCGGAGCCGATCACCCTTACGCGCTGGCCGCAAATGAGGGGGTCCTGATTCAGTGGGGCGGGACGGGACTTGCCACCGGATCGGCACTAATCGGCATTGGATATGAGTGGGCCGAGGTGGCGGCGTACTAATGCCGATGGAGTGGCAGACCCTCGCGCTTCCGCTGACTGCGGGCGTTGAGACCAAATCCGATGCGAAGATGCTCAAGGCCCCGAGACTGGCCCGCCTTGAGAACGGGATCTTTACGAACACCGGGAGGGTCAACAAGCGGCCCGGGTACACCGCGCTGCCGCAGTCGGTGACATCCGGGTGGCTGGATCAGGCTATGGGCTCATCCCCGGCCAATATCGCGTCGGCGCGTGCCCTCCTTTCGCGGGCCGATCAGAGTCTCGCCGTCTGCGATGACCAGCACCTATACACCTGGGTGCCGGCCGCTAATAAGTGGTCGCTCGAGAGCCACGGCGATACCAGCCTTAGCAGCCCAGCACACACGGAAGCCATGGTCTCCGTTGTGACCTCGTACTTCACCCCGCAGCAACGTGCAAGTGACATCCACACCGCCGACCGCGCGACTATCAGCAACGGCGGTGGCACCTATACCCTTCTCGCGCACGTGGCAACCGGCGGCACCACGGTCAATTTCGCGGTCATCGACGGCGGGAATGGGGCCACTGTTTATTCCAACTCGGTGACCGGGTCCCGGCCCAGGTGCCTGGCCTTCTCGGGCGCGCTGTGGCTGTTCTACGTGTCCGGCGCCAACCTGGTAGCCAAGAAAATCACCGTGGCGAACCTGGGAACGACGAGCAGCCCAGAGGCATCGACCACAAACATCGCCACGGATGTAAACGCGAACGCGTTCTATGACGTGGAACTGGCGCCCGTTTCATCCGGCGTGGCCGTGATCTACAACACAACCACGGCCAACACCGTCAAGACCGGCATCATGAGCTCCACGCCCGCCCTGGCATCGGTGCAGAGCTATAGCCCCGGTCTCGCGGTGACTGCGGTGGCCGTTGCCGTCGATCCTGTGCTAGGGCAGATCGCTTCGGTCGTCGGCGCCACGGGTGGCGCCACTTGTGTCTCCTGTCGCATCTATACCAGCGCCATGGCTACCGTTACCACCCAAACGGTGGAGGCAACGGATAACACGATCAGAAACATTACCGCGTGCTGGCGCTCTGCGATCTCCGGCGGGGTGTATACGGTCCACATCTTCTACGAGTGGGCGGGAGCTACCAGCGACCTCAACCGGGTGCGGTATGGATCGGTGCACACGGGGCCCGGCGTTGCGGCCGGCGCGGACTTCCGGCGCCACTCTGGAATCTCCTCGCGCGCATTCCGCGATGGGACGTTCATTTACCTTGGCACTGTTTACGCGAGCACGCTTCAGACCACCTACTTCCTGGATCACCTGGACCAGGCCTCCGGTGGGCTTGCTCCAACGCTGGGGCGGGGAATTATTGGCCGGTTCTTCCCGGGCACCGCCGGCGGCGTTACCAACTATATCAGCCATCTCCCGCAGGTTGAGTCACTTGGATCCAGAAAATATGGCGTGGCATGGCTCAGCAAGACCCGGCTGAGTACGAACACCACCACCACCACAAGTCCCGCCGTGTTTCTCGAGCGGCAAATCAAGCTTCTCTCGTTCGATTTCAATTCGTCACAGTCACACGCCAATGCGCCGCTCGGGAACTCGCAGTACATCGCCGGCTCCCAGGTGTGGGCCTATGACGGGCGCTACGCAGTGGAAAGCGGTTTCCACATTTACCCCGAGAACGTGGCCGCCCCGACGCAGTCCACGGCCAGCGGCAGCCTAGTTCCCGGATCGAGCTACTCGTATCGGTTCTATTACCGCTGGACCAACGCAAGCGGGGAGGTGGAGACCTCCTCCGACTTCGCTGCCGTGTCCGCGACTGTGGCCGCCGGCAAGGACACGCTTACCTTTACTATCCCCACGCTGGCGCACACCGGCAAGGGCAATCTTAGCGTTCTCTTTGGAATGATTCGCAACGTAACCATCGTTGCGACCAGAACCGCGGCCAACCCCACCAGTGCGAGCCCGTTCTACGAGATCACCAGCTCCGACCCCAGCACTGCCTCCGCCGCGGCCAACGGGTACATCGTCAATGACATGCTCTCGGATACCGTGACGCTTGTTGACAAGATGAGCGACGCAACGCTCGCCTCCCAGGCGTTGGATTACCAGAACTCCGGGGAACTGGACAACGTGGCTCCCCCGGCTGGCCATATCCTCGCGGCCGGGAATGGTCGCCTGTTCCTTGCTGGATTGGAGGATCCCAATCTGATCTGGGCCAGCAAGATCCACATTACGGGGAAGACGGCGCAGTGGAACGATGCACTGACTATCCAGACCCCAGAGGACGGTGGGGCCATCACTGCTATGGCGGTGATGAACGGCGTGCTCGTAGTCTTCAAGTCCGGCCGAATCTACGCGGTCGGCGGGGACGGCCCGGACAACCTGGGCTCCGGCAGCTTCCGCGCGCCTGAGCTCATCGCGAGTTCCATGGGCTGCGACAATCAGCGCAGCGTCGTGCTCACGCCCCAGGGCCTGATGTTCCACGGCAGCCAGGGCATCTGGCTCCTCAGCCAGCAGCTTCAGCTCCAGTACATCGGCGCCCCGGTCGAGAGCTACAACTCGCAGACCATCACCGCGGCCACGCTGATGTCGGGCGTCCCGCAGGTCCGCTTTCTGTGCTCCTCTGGCAAGACACTGGTCTATGACTACCTCGTCGGGGAGTGGTCCACATTCACCAACACCGGGGTCGGTGCCACGGTCCATCAGGGCACGTACTACTACGCGGATTCTTCCGGCCGGGTCGGCGGAGAGTCCTCGAGTTCCTGGATCGATTTGGGCGGTTCCTTCGTCTCGCTACTGTTTGAAACGGGGTGGATCCATCCCTCGCAGACCCTCCAGGGCTATCACCGGCTGCGCTCGCTGATGGTCCTGGGCGACTACAAATCGTCGCACACGCAAAAGATCAGCGTGGCCTACGACTATCGGCCCGTGCCCACGGTGGCTGGGGTTGATTACGGGGACATCCGAACCTACGCGGCAGCCGCGTATGCCACGGACGGGGCAACCATCTCGCCCATGCAGTACACGGTGAGCCCGTCCATCCAGAAGAACGAGGCGTTCAAGATCCGCATCGAGGAGACGGGGGGATCCGGTGAGAGCTTCGCGCTCAACGAGATCCTCGTGGAGCTCGGGACCAAGAACATGCCGTACAGAATCTCCCCCGGCCAGGCGGCCACCTAGGAGTCACGATGTTTGGTTCACTGGCTGTAAATCCATATCTCAACCAGCAGATGCAGCAGTTCCAGCAGCAGAAGGCTGCGCAGGCTGCTCAGCAGGCGCAGGCGCCCCAGTCGGCCAACGGCAGCTGGCAGCCAGGGGCCCCCAACGCGGCCCAGGGCGAGTTCTACCTTCCTGGCTACGCGACGAGGGACCAGCAGTATCAGAACTACGCGGGGCATCTCTGGGGCCAGGGTCAGGGATATCAGCAGGCGAACCAGGCCCTGATCAACATGCTCCAGGGCCAAGCGAATGGCACCGGCCCCTCGCTGGCTCAGATGCAGTATCGCCAGGCCAGCGACAACGCGATGAAGCAGCAGCAGGCCTTCGCGGCCTCCGCGGCCCCGCAGAATCAAGCGATGGCCGCCCGGCTGGCCAGCCAGAACATGGGGAACATTGGCCAGGGCATGGCCTCCGGGCTGGCGCAGGCTGGCCTCCAGGAGCGCATGGCTGCCGCGGGTCAGCTCGGGCAGCAGATCAACGCGGGGAACGCGCAGAACAACGCGGCGCTGGCTCAGATGCTCGGCCTGGCGCAGCAGAATGCCGCGCAGCAGGGCGATATGCAGAAGGCCTGGGAGCAGAACGATACGAACCGCTACCAGATCCGAGCGAGTCAGCCGAGTGACTGGCAGCAGTTCGCCGGGATCGCCAGCCCCATCCTCGGGGCCGTCGGTGGCGGGATGTTCAACGGGCTCTTTGGTGGCGGGGGCGACATGGCCTCAGGCCCTGGCGGCTCTGCCTTCGGCAACATGGCCACCCAGGCCGCGGGCTATCGGCCCTCGCCCCAGTGGTCCCTGACCTCTGGCGCCCCGGGATCGATCCCGAACACCGCGACTGGCAACTACAACTACTTCGGGGACTAGCCAATGGGCACCTTTGCTCCAAGCGATGAGCCCGGGTGGGTCAACTACTTCGACGGGCAGCGGGTCCTAACGATTCCTGAGAGCCTGATTCCAAGGGACGCGGTCGGGCTTCCGCCCCCGGGGCTTCCCTCCGCGTCTGCTGCGCCGCCCGCGCCGACGGCACAGGGGAGTTACTACACGGCCCCGGCGCCCTCAGATCCTCGCACCCGCTTTCAAGTGAGTAACGGAGTCCCGCAGCCGCCCCTGAACAGCGGCGAGCGGCGGCAGCTTCAGGTCCGGGCAAGCGCCCACAGGACCAGCCCCGCCGATCAGTACAACGCGGAGATGCGCGGCTGGCAGGAGGCGCGGGACGCGGTGTTTCGCGCCACGCAGCGGGCCAAGGTGGAGGCGCAGATTGCCCGAGACGCGGCGGCGATGGCCCCCAGGCCCCCGGCAGACCCGCGAGCTCAGGCGCTGGCCAATCAGCTCATCTTCGGAAGGACGGACGTCCCGTAAATGTACCCCGATGACGATGATGTTGTAGCTCGCCAGGACGCGAGCGGGACCCCCGCTGCCCCGATGGACGTGCAGCCTCCGGTTGGGTCGCAGGACAACCCGATGGAGGTTACCGCGCCCAACACGGTTGTTCCGTCGCCGAGTCAGCCGGGGTTTGTCCGCGTTACGAAGGCGGACGGATCCTTCGTTGAGATGCCGGAGATCGTGGCCCGGGGCGCAGGACTAATCAAGCCCGTGGTCGAGATGACCAAGCCCATCTTCGACTTCTACGCGAATGGTCCCGGGGCTGCCCCGGCCAATGCGAGCATGCGTCAGAGCCCCGGCGGGGGAGGCCCCGGCGGAGGGGGCGCCGCGCAGCGCCAGCCGAACGGCTGGGACCAGATGCGCTCCGCCTCGGCCAACGAGACGGATGCGCTGGCTCGCCAGGCGGACGTCAAACAGTCCGGGGAGGCAGAGGCCGCGGCGCAGAACGCGCGGATGCTAGCCCAGAGAGACCGGCTTATCGCGGTGCACAAGCTAGCCGGGGATGAGGCCATGGCGAAGCTCTCACAGGACGTCGAGGCCCAGGCGCAGCAGAAGGTTGACCCCAACCGCTTCTGGGCCAACGCATCCACGGGGCAAAAGATTGCAGCCGCGATCGGGATTGCCCTGGGCGGACTGGCGCAAACCTCTCCGCGCGGGCCACATACCAATCCAGCGCTGGACATCATCAACACCGCGATCGAGAGAGACATCCAGGCCCAGAGGGAGAACATTGCCAACGGTCGGATGTCGCTTGAGGCACGCAGGGGCCTCCTGGCCATGAATCTTCAGCGCTGGGGCAACGAGGAGAACGCGCTGGACGCGACCAGGGTTGCATACCTGGAGCAGGCGAAGATGCAAATCCAGTCGGAGATGGACAAGTTCTCCAACCCCATCTTCAGGGCCAAGGGTCAGAAGGACATCGCGGACATTACCCTCCGGCAGCAGCAGTACGCGGACACGATCTCGTATCGCAATGCCGAGCTAGCCGCGCGGAACGCGCATCTCAACATGCTCCGCCAGGAGCAGATGGGCAAGCGCGCGGTCTATGGGCCCGACGGCAGGGTTCTTGGCTTCGCCGGCAGCGATGCCGCGGCCAAGGAGTTCAATCAGAGGGCGGCTGCGTACAACTTCATCAAGGGCCAGCTCCAGGAGATGATCGGAATCCAGGAGCAGGTCGGCCCGCAGATTGATCTCCCGGGCGTCCGCGGCGAGCTGATTCAGGCGCTCCAGACCAAGCGGTCCATGATCATGGAGGCGGTCAGGCAGTACGAGCACGATGGCACCTTCAAGAGCGGCGAGTACGGGTTCTGGGATAACAACATTCCAACCCCGGAGACTCTCACGTCCCGCCCCCCGCTGCCCAAGTGGCGCGAGTTTGACCGGACGATGGACGCCCAGATCAATGCGCAGCTCGCCGCGACGGGGGTGGGGGCACGCTATTCGCTTCCGTCTCTTGAGATGGGCGGCGGCAAGACCGGCGGGTACACCACGCCACCTGCACGCGTCTACAACAACGCACCGGACACCAGCAACCCCAGGGACACCGATACTGACTTCAATCCCCAGCTCCAGGTAGGCGGGGGGCAGCTGTAGCCTTGGCCGAGGACACTGACAAGGAGTCTCGTCCCGACGAGAGCGGGATGATCGCCGTCGTCAACGCGCACGGCATGCACGGGGTCCTTCCGATCTCGAAGCTGGAGGAATACAAGAAGTACGGGTGGCGCGTTGCCGGCGAAGAGGAGAATCGTCGGGTCTATAACAGGGATAAGTACAGCGGCCGGCCGATCACCGCGGCGGCCCTCTCTGCCCTTGGTACCGCCAGTTTCGGTATCTCCGATGTCATCGGCACTGGACTGGGCTACGGCGATGAACTCGAGGGTTTTCGCGAGTTCAACCCCACGGCCAGCACCGTTGGCAATATCGCCGGGGTTCTCACTCCTGGCGGCGTGGCCAGCCTGGCCGAGCATGCGGGGGAGAGGGTCGCGGCCGGAGTGGCCGGGCGTCTCGGCGAGTCAGGCGCGGCTCGATTCGCTTCTCGCGCGGCCGGTGACTTCACGACCAATGCCATCCTTGGCGCTGGCCAGGGCGTCACCAATGCGTCCCTCTCTGACCATCCTCTCGGCGTCGAGGCCGCGATCTCTGAGATGGGCACCAGCGCCCTGCTCAGCGGATTCTACGGGGCTGGGATTGGCGCGGGGATGCGCGGCCTGGCTGCTCTGTCTCGTGCGGCTGGCCGTGAGGTCGAGGCAGTCCGTGGGGCCATTGGACGGGAGAGCGGCGAGCTCAGCTCACCGTATGCGCGGACTGGCTTTGACACGGCCCCGTTTGCACGCGCCGAGGAATCCACCGCGCCCAGGGTCTCGGATGACACCGAGTTCTCTGTGCCCTCGGCTGAGAACGCACGGGCTGCGTCCGCGGGCCGCAGGGCTGATAAGGCCCGAATCGCTGGCGTCGAGACCGAGGATCTTGGTCCCGTCGGTCGCGATACCGAGGTCACCGGAGCTCCGTCTGGGGCGCGCAGGGCCATCGGCGGAGACACGGAGCCGCTGCCTACCAACGATACTGATCGCGTGTACTCCCCGGATAGACTGGGCAGGGACACGCTGCTCAGCACCGAGAGCATGGATCGTCTCGGGGTTAGTGGTCGCGATCAGAACCTCACTGCCTCGGCCACCGCGAGGAATCCAGTCCCCGCCGTGGATTCGAAGGCAGCCTCCGAGCTCGCACGGGCCGACGGGGAGATTCTCGGCACTCAGCGCACCCGGGCGGCAGAGGGCCCGGCGGCGCGGGAGTACTGGCGCATCCGCAGAGAGATGCAGGCGTATGAGGAGAAATACCTCTACAACATGGATCTCGTCGCGCCCAAGGCCACCCCGGCCGAGGAGGTTGCGTACTCCGCGATGGAGCGCCGGCTGGCCGGGGCCAAGAAGGCCTACGACGCAGAACTCGCATCGGCTCCACGAATCCCGGAGGCCGCAGTTGTGCGGCAAGAGGCCGCACAGGCAAGGGCCGCTAGCGAGGCATACACTCCACCCCGGCGCCTCGACGAGGAGCTCGTCCAGGTCCGGAAAGAGCCGCCGCGCCTCGCCGATAGGCCGGCCCGCGTCAGGGGCCGAGATCAGAACCTAACAAGGGAAGAGACCGGCCCAGAGCCGACGTGGGCCAGCGCTGCCCGCAAGTGGGAAGCTGAGCAGCGCGCTGCCAGGAACGCGCCGCCTAAGAAGCCTCTTCCCGGTCGTGACCAGAACCTCACGGCGCCGGCAACGCAGGCAGAGCCAGCGTGGGCTGCCGGGGTCGGTAAGGGCCCGTATTCCAGTGATCGGCCCTCACCGGTCGCCGGGAGAAGCCACAACCTGACGATGGCGGCCACTGGCCCAGAGGCGGTGTTTGAGGCCGCGGCGCGGAAGTGGAAGGCAGAGCAGGCTGCGCAGGCCACCGTCGAGAAGGCCGCCAAGAAGCCGGGCGGATTGATGGCCCACGCGCTCAAGGCCGCTGCCGAGATCGCGATCTACGAGGGGATTCATCACTTCCTCCCGGATGGCTTCGGCGAGAGCTACCTTGCCTTTAGGGTTGCTCACGGCGCGGCTGGATACCTCGGAAGGGCTCTCGGCGGGGCTGGCGCGAAGTACGCGCAGAAGATCCAGATGGCCGCGCAGGCTGCCGCGAAGATCCTCCCGAAGACTGGCGCGCGGGTCATTCCCGCGGCTCAGCTGGCCTCAAGAATCAGCTTCGCCGATTTGCCGAAAGCACCAAAGCAGGACCCAGTCCTCCAGCGCATGGATGAGATCCGCTACGCGGCCAACCATCCGGGCGAGACCAACGCGAACATTCTTCGCAATCTCTCGGGCATCTCGGCGCTGGACCCCTCCACCGCGGACAAGATGGCCACGCAGGCCCAGAGGGCCCTGGCCTTCCTCGCGAGCAAGCTCCCGCGGAATCCTGGCATCGGGGCCCTGGACAACGGGTTCACCCGTTACGAGCCCTCGGACGCAGAGAAGAACAAGATGGCGCGGTACATCGCGGCCATCGAGGACCCCATGGGCCGGGCCACCCAGGAGCTCGCAGGGGGGCAGCTGACCACCGAAACGGTGGAAGTGCTTAAGCAGTTTGCACCCGAAGGATATCGCGAGCTCCAGAAGCAGATCGTGGACCACATCTCCGATCTCCGTGGAAGCCTGAGCTACGAGCGTCGCGTCCAGCTCTCGGCCCTGATGTCCGTGCCCATCGACAGCACCATGCAGCCTGATCGCGTGGCCATGTTCCAGACTAATCATTACTTCTCGCAGCAGCCCAAGCCCAAGGGGCCGAATGCCCCGCAGGTAACCAAGCCGCAGCCGACCGCGGGCCAGTCCGCGAGCGTTCCCCGCAATAGCCAGTAACCCTCTCTAGGAGATTAGTTAATGTACCTCCCCGTTCTCTCGGGGGCCACCGCGACCAACGGTGTGCCTTCCGCTGCGACCGCTGGCGTGGCCATCAAGCCGGCTGGCGGTCTGAACCTTCCGGGCAATGGACTCCCGGACAAGAATTCCGAATTTGACGACGCGTTCGTGAAGGCCTGGTCTACCGCCGGAACGGCCGGGACCATGAGCGCGACCATCCGCATGTGGGGCTATGACGCGAACGCCGGTAAGTGGTTCCCCCTTGGCGCGGCCGGGACGGACAACACCAAGAAGGGCTGGCTGTTCAATGCCACGGCCCTCAGTGAGAACACGGCCTCCGGCGGCCAGATCTCCCACGTGGAGCTCATGAGGGGTCTGTCAGCGTTCACGCGGGTTTACGCCGAGGTCGTGGCTATTGCCGGCGCGGCCAATATGAGCGTTGCCCTCGAGCGGCACTAGCCTCCCCCGTTGACCAGACCATAAGAGGGGGCCATGAACGCGGATATCGTTCTCGCCATCGCGGCCGTGGCTACGGTCATCGGCGGCCTGGCCGTGTGGTTCGTCCGGTCCATGACGCGGCCGTTGGCCACGACCATGGAACAGGTGAGGACTGAAATCGTTGGTCTTCGCGAGGACATGCGCCACGTGACGGACCTGAGGATTCAAATGGCCGCGGTCACTGTGCGGCTCAATGCCTTGGAATCAAAGGAGAGGGAATAAATGGAATTCATGTCTAACAAGTGGGTCCGTCGCGCCATTTCCATTGCCACCCACGTGGCCGTGTTCGCCTGTGGCATCTTGCAGCCCGGGACCGCGTTGACCATCTGCACGCTTGCGGTGGCCGGGCTGGCTCAGCTGGGCTTCCACGGCGCGCCCTCTGACGTCCCCCCGGACCCGAAGTAGTTGGTCTACGGGCTGATTGCTGCCTCTTTTGTTGCTCTATGCTCTATCGCTGGCTGGGCTTGGTGTCATCGCGGCGCGGCTCTGGCTAAGTCACAGGCGCTGGCGGCGGAGCAGGCAGCGGCCACTCTCCGGGCGCAAGTCTCTAGCCTTGAAGCAATCCGCGCTCACCTCGAGACGGAACTCCGCGAGTGGCAGTCGCGCGCTCTGGAGCTCGGTACTGCTGCTGATACTCGCGATGTCCTTCGCGGCCTGCTGTCCAACGGAGAACGTCAGACTCCAAAGCTGCCTGACGTCTCCTCCTCCCGCTAAGCCGGATATCCAATTCTCCGATACCTGCCCCGAGGAGTACGCGGTGTGTCTCGACAACCCAAACGGGAAGAAGCTGGCTCTGTATCTGCTGGAGCTTCAAGACTGGATCGCGGAAGCCAGGACCAGGTGCGTTGCCCCTGCGGCTCCCTCGCAAGAGTCCGCCCCGTAAGGAAGGGCTCAAAGCTTTTCCTCGTTGCCTGTCCCTCCTGTCGGCGGATGGGCCTCTGCACAAGGTTGGTGCCTCGTCGTGAGCCAAGGAAAACCACTCAAGAAGGCTCCGGTGCCGCGCGGGTGCCCGAGCAAGATCCGAATCTGTGACCAGACCTGGAAGGTCACGTACTTCAAGAACCTCATCGAAGAGAAGCAGCTCTACGGGGCGACGATCCCCGATGAGAGATTGATCATCATCGACGCGAGCAAATCCCTCGACGTCATCCAGTCCACGCTGACCCACGAGATCCTTCACGCCTGCGCGTCCATGTCGAACCATGACGTGGGCAACGAGGCCCAGGAGGGAATGGTCCGCGCGCTGGAAAACACGCTGTTCAGCGCTCTGCGCAGCAATGCCCCTTGGTGGAAGTAATGAAGCGTCTCCTCCTGGCCATGCTCCTGGCCGTGTCTGCCGTGGTCTTCAGCTGCTCCTGTGCCTTCGTCCACCCGTTCGGAGCGTACCAGTCGCAACGAGACTACCGCGAGTACAGCTCCAGCCTGAGAGTTCACGTGTGGTGCCCGAATGGAGATGAGTACGCGGGCACGGCCTTCGCGGTCGGCCCGAGCACTGCCATCACCGCGGCGCATGTCCTGTCCTGTGAGGACCAGGGCCCTCCGGTCAAGATNGAGCTCCTGGGCCGCGAGGACAAGGTNTATCAGGCCGAGGTTGGCNTCNNGGCGGANGGNGCCGACGCGGAGAGCATGTATCTCCTCAACGGNGAGGTCTTCCCNGTGTGGTCCGAGCTCCAGCCCAACAAGGTCAGCGTGGGCCAGACCGTNTGCCTCATCGGNGGCGANGGNAGCCTGAACATNTACGGGCTGCGCAAATGCGGCGACGTGGCTACCGTGCTCGAGGACGGCCGCATCGTGGTCAGCCTGCGCAGCGTCCCAGGCAACTCCGGGTCTCCCGTGTTCGATGACGAGGGCTATGTCGTTGGCCTGCTCAGCATGGGCCGCTGGGGCCTGACCATCGATGCCGTGAGCATCCTGGTCCCGGCGAAGGACTTCCGCGGGCTGGTGAAGTAGTGATCCAGGTCTTCGAGGCCACCAAGGCCGACGCGCAGCCCATCGAGCACCTGTCAGGCGCCGTCTGCTACGTCGGGACTGGCCACGTTGACGCGGATGGGTCCGGGGGGAATCCATGGGGCGACCCGGATTTTCAGCCGAGGACGAGTCTCAAGCGGCCCGATGGGAATTGGCTCAACGCGAACGAGGAAAGATACATCGCGGTTCCGCCCGGGGTTGTGTCAGGGGTCAGGCCGATTGTGCTGGGCTGCCAGGCTTGGGTCCTCTACCGCGGTCACTGCGTCTCTGCCGTGGTGGCCGATGTTGGCCCGGCTGGCAAGCTCGGGGAACTCTCCGTGGCCTGTGCGCGGGCCATGGGGATGAATCCCAGCCCCACGCGCGGCGGAGAGGACAAGCCGGTGGTCCACTATATTCTGTGGCCTGGCATCCCGGCGCAGGTGGACGGGCGGCAGTACCATCTCCAGGCGAGTTAGTTGGTGTCAATTTGGTGCCAAACGGGCATGCACAGGATTCTCTCTGGTGTCACCGGCTGGAGTGGAACTACGCCAAACTTGTGCAAGTCCTCGCCCCGCAATGGGCTAGCGCATAGTTCGACTCCCGGCGCCTCCACTATAATCCTGCCTACTTAGCCTCACTTTCCCGTCTTGGTGCCATCCTGGTGCCAGGCGAATCAAGCAACTTGACCGCCTCTCGTCCCACCTCGGGGGATAGGTGCGCGTACCGCAGGGTCATGGCCATCGTAGAGTGACCCATCAACTCCTGGATCGTCTTGACTGGCACCCCACGCATGGCCAGGTGGCTGGCAAAGGTGTGCCGAAGGACGTGCCAACCGATCCGGCGCAGCCCTGCCCTCTTACACGCCGACCACAGGGGATGCTTGCACTCGCCCTTTGTGAGTTGATGCCCGGCCGAGTCACAGAACACCAACTCCCCGCGCAGATGCCGATGAGACCTTAGCGCGGCGAGCACCCCGTCTCCCAGTGCAATCTCCCTTGGCTTACCAGACTTCGGCGTAACCACCACCCCCCTGACCACGCTCTGCCGCACCATCAGCCTGCCGGCCGCGAGGTCAACGTCCTGCCACCTCAAACCAAGCAACTCCCCCTGGCGCATCCCGGTTCGTATGGCCACAAAAATCATCGTGGACCACTCGCCCCGTCCCGAGGCAACCAGCTTATCCGCCTCGTCGAAGCCCAAAAAATCGAACTCCGGCCTGGGCACCTTCAGCCACTCGATCTCGGGCACAGCGCCTATCAACCCCCTCTTCTTTGCGACCACCAACATCCTGCGCAAGACCGTGAGGTAGTTGTTCACGCTTTTCTTGCTCAGTCCATCGGCCACCGTCTTCATCTTGAAGTCCTGAATCGCCGGGTAGGTAACCTCATCCAGCCGCCGGGATCCAAAGAATGGCAGCAGGTGTGTTCTGAGGATCGCTTCTTTTGATTCCACCGAGCTTGGCTTGTTGTCTATGGCGGAGAGCTCCAGGAAAACCCTGGAGAAGTCCCCCACCGTCGGCGCCTCCTTGCTCCTGGGAGCAACCGGGCTGACTACGCCAGAGTTGACCGCGCGCTCGATGGCTTTGCGCTCGGCCTCCTGTGCTCCAATTTTTGTGTTTGGTAGCCCGAAGGATTTCGGAACTCCAAAGACCCGCCTTCGCGTGCCATCGGGCAGCCGTGCGGTAGTACGGAAATACCAGCTGTTGCCTCGCCGCTTCTTGACTCCCATCTCACGTCCTATCCGGGCGAGGACTTGCACGAGAGCCAGTCTAGCACGGCGGAGCGAGAGAACAGGACCCGCCGGCCAAGCCGTCGATGCGGTATCTCCCCCCTTCCCGCGGCGTCATAGACTGCCCTACGGCACACCCCGAGCAACGCAGCAACCTCGGCGGCGGCTATGACATCGCGGGCGGCCACGTCGGAAGTTTCTCCACCCATTCGATCACCTCCTTGTCTGGTGAGTACCATTCACGGCCCTTACTGAGAGCCTTGCGCGGCTTCATGCGCCAGCGAACATGCCTACTCAGGCACCTGTGTGTGTCCCACTCGTCGTCCGCCGTTCCACGTCTGGCCCCGACGATCTCAAGCTCGTCATCCCGCAGCAGGTATTCCCATGCCAGCTGTGCGCGCCTCGTCTCCGGGTCGTTTGAGATCCCGATCTTGTACATCCCGGTTTTCTTGCACAGCATTGCATAGAGCCACTTTTCTGCCGCTGGCTGCTCGCTGGCTACTGACCGCTCGCCGACTCCGAATGCCCGCGCAAATTCCTCGCGGAAGATTTGCCTCAGGGCCGCTTCGTCGATGCCCCTCATTCAGGTTAGCCGCCCCATCACTCCCACCTGTCAATCTCGTACGTCAGCCGCACGCCCGAGTCGTCGGTCACTCTCACCGTGGTCTTCCACCCCTGCCCCGGTGTGGTCTTCCTGATGTCCCATCCACAGGCAGTTGCCTGGTCAACGCCCGCCAGAGTGGCCGCGCGGGAGAACGCTTCAATGGAAGCGCTGATCTCCCGGAACTCATTGCGCAGCACTTCCGGGAACAGGGCAGCACCTGCCCGCTGGTGCAAATCCTTGCAGCCATCCAAGAGCAAGACCACGCCCTCGCCCTGGTGGTCGTATTGCCAGCCCTGGCCCCACATGAACGGGAGGCCCGTGATGCCGGTGACCTTGACCCAGCATCCAGGCCGGAGGTTCCAGTTGCCCGGAGGGGACCCCCCGGGGTAGACATACCAGTTCACCGGGTTGCGCTTCTCCTCGCTGTCCCACTGAAGGATCGGCGGGGCCAGGGGATTGACCGCGGAGCACAGGGCAATCAGGGGCGCGTTGCTGTACGGGATCAACACCTCGATCTCGCGAGCACCCTGGAGCGCCTTCCACCGGAACTTCTCCCAGGTGATAGGCTGCGTGGGCAGCCACAGATCCTGTACCGGGAACGCATCCTTGGGCTTGATATGCCCAAAGACCGAGCCGACTGTCTTGATCTCCCTGACCTCCCTCGGCTGCCACACGAACTCCTGAATGTCCTCGTAGCGAGCAAACCTGCGGGCCAGGCTGCCGGCTGCACCCAGCACGCGCACCAGCTTCTCGGCACGGGCCAGATTCCCCGCGGTCGGCGCAACCTGGGGCCGCTGATACTGAAGCGGGCTCATCTTCTCTTTGAACTTCTTGGCGATCACGTCGAACGGGAGGCCCAGCGCCACGTCCTCCAGGAGGGTCCCGATCATGGTCGTGCGCACATGCGCGTAGCCAGGTGGGGCCGTAGCCACCGCCAGCCATGTCACGTTGTCCCGACGTCTGCCGGATTGCCCTGCGCGGGCCGCGTGCAAATCGAGCAGCCACCGGGCCACCCCCTCTACCTTCTCATTGCGGTAGAGAACCTCGGCCTCGATGATCTTCAGGGCAAGTCCGACCGTGGGCATTGAGAACTCTGCTAGCCCTCGGCAGAGCATCCCGTACTCCTCTGCCTTCTCGGCCATCATCTGACCGGCCGTCTTGGTCCAGCTTTTCTTGACCGGGTGACCTGACACCGCGAGGTGATGCCACGCCCCAGTATGCGGAGTGCCCAGGGTCTGATCATTCGAATAGAACACCCCGGTGACCGCGGATGCCTCGACGCGCGCCCTGAGCTTGATGTGCGGCCGGCGGTAGATCCCCGGGGCCTCGCCCCAGATTGGGGAGGTGATCTTCCCGTCAGAGTCGATGGTCACCAGGTGCCCGTAGCGCTCGATGAAGTGCCGGCACGCGTGACAGGTGTGATGCTGCCGCTCCTTCACCGGGAAGGACTTGAGGTAGACGCGCCAGAGGTCCTCCGCGCAGTCCGTGGTGAACAGCGGCCTGTCCTTTGTGGCCAGGGCAAACCGCTGCTGCACTCCCAGGAGATATGGGTCGTACCGATCGTTGTTGGGCTCCTCTTTCTTCTTGGCCCTGGGCTTCTTGGTGCTCGTGGCCGCCCTCATTCCTCTGCTCCATGCTCAATCGCCCGAGCAATATCCTCGGCCGTGTAGTTCAGATAGTCCTCCTGGAACTTGCGCACGATGGCCGCGCAGCGGGTTCTCTCCTTCAACGTGTTCCTCTTCTTGAAGGCGACAAACTCCCCCGCGTTCATATACACCCCGTCCTCCTTGCCAACCATCAGCATCATCGGCGCATCGCCGTGAACCGAATCGTCGCGATCCTTCGTCTCCTCGTTGTCCCAGTCGGTCATCAATCCACCTCCAGCCCGGCAAATCGCCGGGTAGTTGGGTCATCGCTGTCGCAGTCCGGGTTGAGCCCGAACTTCTTCCGCTTGGCTACCGCCGGCTGCATCGTGGCGAACGGGCGCACGATCATCCCGTGTGGCTCCTGCCAGAACTCCGATCGGCAGTCCGGGCACCAGAATACGTGGCTTTCAATACCCATTACATCGACTATTGCGCCATGCAGTGCCCATCCCGCGCAGTCGATGCATGGCACCTTGACAATGCAGCCGCTGGAGCACCAGGAGGTCATTACATGGTCTCCACCCTGCCATCCGGCCACACGACATGCACCGGCCGCCCCTTCTTGATCGCGTGGTCGATCGTGTACCAGGTTCCGCCGAAGTTCTGATGCTCGGTCTCCTGCGGAGTGGCAATCACGACATCCACGGACTTCACGATCTCCCTGTTGCGCGCGAGGTGGCTAAGCACTTCCTTGGTCTCGTCGAAGTCGCAGTTTGCTCGCAGTCCCTCGTCGGGTCCCGGGTGGCCGACCATCCACCGTGGGCCAGTTCTCGCGATTTCGTGAAACTGCCTATCGGCGCCGACGCAATCCCCATGGTGGCACTCGTGCGGCTCGATTCGGCGCATGAGCTCCACAACCGATGCCCTCTGCGCAACGGTCATTCCGTTGCATGTCCCGGTGAATCCGACGATCGTCGAGCTGCTCACGCCTTTCCCTCCCTCGCTGCCTCGCACTCGTCGCAGCGCACCTTGATCCATCCCCCGCTACGGCGCCGGCCAGGCTTCCCACAGAACTCGCAGGTCTTAAACGAGAGTGCCTCCGCCCCGTCGATGATCTTCCACACCGCGTCATTCCCGGTGTCTATGTAGATCCTCAGCCCGCCGAACTTCTCCTTGATCTGGCTGAGCTGCCCATCCCACCCAGCAGACAGCATCTTCTCCAGCGCCTCACGGATGAGCGCATGCCAGCCAGGTCCCGCGCTCGCACCGCAGATCGGATGGCTGATGCCGAGTTCGTCGAGCATCTCGTACATCTCCTTCACGCCTTCCCCTCCTTCGCCACGGCCTGCGATATATCCGCCCCGGCATTGGCCCGTGGCCAAGTAGTAACGACCTTCCACCGTCCAGCCGCGTCGAATACAATTAGCGGGCGCACTATAACCAGACGTGCGATCTGGATCGTGTGAGCGGTGCCAGCGCTTGACCCGTCCCAGAAGGCGATCACTCGATCGCTGTCCTGGACGATGGTGCGGTTACGTATGAACCCGGCTCGCCGACCGTGGCGCTTCCAGTCAGCCGGATACTCCACCACTTCGAGCCCGCGCTCTCTGGCGGTCTCGGCTGCACAGCGATCCACACCAAGAGCATGACCACTCACGACGACGGCACCGGATGGCAGCCGCGCCACTACCTTGCGCACATGTGACAGCGGCTGATAGCCTCGGCTGCCTACGATGGCGATCCTCACGCCCTATCCTCCGCCGCCAGTCCTGGCCAGGTAATACCCGCGCCTGGGATACCCTGCGTCCACCGGAAATAGTCGTGCCACACCTTCGCCTCGATGCGGGCCCTTGCCTCCACGAGGATCTCATCCGGCTCGGGGCAGCCCTCGGTGTGCCTGTCGATTCGCTCGCAAACGGGGCAATGGGTAAGCCGGATACCGACCCGGTCCTGACCGTCGGAATCATCGGCCACTGGATTCCTCCTCCGTGCCTTCCTTCTCTGCCTCCCCGTCCATGATCCGATGCACCTCCATGATCACCCTGGCCCCAAGGAGCTGCGCCGGGGTCAGCCTGGCCTCGATTTCCTCCTCGGTCCCAGAGAGGTCAAGCTCCGGGTCGGAGTGGACCTTGAAGCGGACATCTCCGCCCTTTTTGTCGATGAACTTCAGGGTGACCTTGCTCATGCCGTACCTCCAATCACAAACCCGGCCTCGCCGAACGCGTGGGCGAAATCACTGACCCGGTCGCCCCAGTAGAGGACGATGGAGTGAAACATCGGGTTCGTGCTCGCCCTGCCCGGGCTAAAGAAGTCCACCCGGCCCTTCACGAAGCAGATCGCGTCAGACATTGACGCGGCAGACTGGAACCACCGGGTCCCCGTGCGCGCCGGAACAAGGGCCACGATCTCCGCGCCCTGCGCCGCCTCGTCGAGGCACTTCCGCATCCACTTACCGATCTCCCTCCCATACGGGGGGTTCACGTAGATCAGGCCCCCGGTGTCCCATGGCTTATTCAGCCCATCCGTCTCCTTCGTGTAGTACCGCCGGGCACTGACCAGGCTGCCCGGCGCCCAGCACGGATCGAGGTCAATCGGCCCGAGGAGCTCCACCAGGTCAATCAGCCACTGCGGCGTGTACCACTCCACCGATTGGGCTGGGGCCTCNTGCANNNTGGGGCTCATCGGGTCATGTACACGAACTTCGTGCCCCGGACCAGCTTGCGGTTTGAGGACGTGGATTGAACGAAAATGTCGTAGTTCGCGTGGTTCCCCGGGGTGACGCGCATGGCTCCCATGGCCGGGAGCCCCAGCAGCGCGCGAGCGTCGGGCCCTCCGTACACGGCCTTCTTGCCCTTCTCCATGATCAGGATGTTCTTGCTCGCGTGTACGGTCTCCTTCTTGGTCAGCTGGTAGTACCCGCGGCCGATGACGAATGGCTGTCCGTGGTTCTCGATGAAGTCCTTGATGGCGCACTCGCTGCCCACACCCCAGATCTTCGCCTCGCCGGAGAGGTCATCCAGATTGCGCACCTGGGCCTTGGTCACCTTGGACAAATCCGTGGTGAAGAAGTCCTTGGTGTTCGTGGCCCCGGAGGAGCGCTGGTTGTAGTAGTTTCTGATGGCCTGGCCGGTGGCCGCGCCCATCTCTCGTGCCCCGCGGTCAGTGGCTTCCCACGTGCGGATGTTCCCCTCGGGGATCTCGGGGAAGCGCCGACGGAAGCCAGCAAGCTGGTTCGCCGGGAGCATGAACGCGAAGCTCCATCGGTCNGTGGCNTGGAGCTCGCGCATGCGGGCCACNAGCCGGTCCTCCTTCCACTTCGTGCTCGCGTTCTCNTCCCCGTCGGTGATGACCATCATGACGAAGGAGCACTCCG